CTTGGTGTGCATGGACCCAAAGCCATACCGCCGAGTCCGCATCCGCCCCGGCACCACATCGAAGTAATCGCCGCCCACCGTGCTATCCGCCGGATCGTCGCCCCGCTCGATGTCTTCCAGCAGGAACAGCTTGCCGGCGCGGCTGGCCGCATAGACGCGGCGGTCGCCGGTGTGGCGGGAGACCAGCAAGTTGTCCACCCCGAATCCGTAGTAGTCGATGGTTTCCCACTGCTGGTTGAGGGCCGAGTAAATGAAGAGGGCGTTGTTGTTGTCCGCCCCATCCACCGGCGCCGCCAGCCAGTAGCGGTTGTCGTGCCAAAGGCCCACGGCATTTTCGGCTACGGCTTTGGGTATGCGAGCGATCTGGTCACTGATCGGGTCCGACAGCGGCAAGGTGTCGCCGCGCAATTTGAGATCCAGCCTTGCATCCAGCCGGTAGATACCGGCGTCCGAGAGAAAATAAACATACTGCCCCGCCGTTTGGATCGTCCGCCGCGCCGCGCAGCCGATCTCGTCGGTGAGAAGTTCGAGCTTGCTAATCGGCGTGTCCACCGAGAAGGCGCTGCCATCTGTGCTGGCAAACTGATTAACAGTCGCCAGCCAGATCGAGTTACGCATGAAGACCAAGAACGAACCCTCCACCCAAGGATGCACCGCCACGATGTAGTCATTGCTTCCTTGGTTCGCCCGAAACGACTGGAAGAAAGGATCATACAAATCGGGATTCAGAACATCGGAAAGCATCACGCTGTCCCGGCCATCCGGAAGGACGAGTCGGCCGTTGGCATACGTTGCCCATCCGACCGATCGCATGGTGCGATAGGTTGGCCCTTCCGCCGGAATGCCCGCCGGTGCCTTCACGAAAGCCCCCTGCGGGTTGCCGTCCCAATAGAGAGGTGCCTTCGTCCGCCGCACCTTGCGTCCGGTCAGCGTGGCATCGGACGCCGTCCCGCTCGGCACCGTCAGGGTAAAGGTGTTGGCGGTCGGCGTGGTGGCAATGTCGTATTCCTGCCCCGCGAAAGCCGCCACGCTCGACCCTTCCAGCCGCACCCGCTGTCCGGCTAGGTAGCCATGCGCCGTCACATTCACGGTCGCCGTGGTGCCCACCACCGCGATCCCACCGCCGGTCAGCGTCTTCTCGCGGAACGCCTCCACACTCGGGCTGGCTTCCCGCAGCAGATAGAGCCGGTCAAACGCCTGCACCATGCTCACCTTGTCGGTCGGGTCAATAGTCTCGTCGGACGGATAGCCAATGCTCGCCGCGTAGCTGATCGCTTGGATCACATTGCCATCTTGGTCGAGGATTGGATTGCCCGCTTGGTCGGTCAGCGCCGCCAAGAACGGGTCTTGGTAGACATAAGCCTGCGCAGCCCCCGCCAACACGATCACCTCCTCATTGTCGTAGCCCGGCGAGCGGTAGACATAGCTGGTAAGGATCCCGCCCTCGTAGCTGGAAAGCAGCAGCAGCCCGCCGGGGTTAAGCGTCAGTGTAAAATCCAGATCCACCGGCAGGGTCGGCTCAAAGTTGAACGGCAATGTCAGCGGAAAGCTGGACGGCAGGATGTCATCCGCCAACCGCCGCGCCCCCTTGCGAGTCTTCGCCGTTCCGCGGTCAAGCCGCATGTTCTCCGAGAGCTGCAACACGCCCGCCGGCAACGCCACCGGGTTCATGCGGCTGGCAAAGCCGATGAACCCTGCGTCACCGTCGCGGACTGTTGGACTTTCGAGGGGCATTAGCAATCTTCGGCGTTAATCCACTCTGGCTGGGTTTTAGCGTGCTCGTATGCTTGCACCCAAGGGTTGTCCCCATTCATATTGTAAGACGCAGCGTAATCGCGCTGCTCAAAAGCCAGCGGATGGTCGCTGTTTGTAAAACTTTTTATGAGGTAGTTTATGTGACTTTTTCCAAGCTGGACGTTTTCTACGCGGTGGTAAGCATCTTGCACAATGATGCCATGTTTGTTTGTGACTGTTTTCTTTAAAGCCATAGTTGTTTTTTCTTTCTTGGTTTATTGAGGGCCTCTTCTTACATATTCAATTAAAAGCATGGCTTCTGTAGCCGCTGGGGTTCCAGCAACTGTAGAACTTACCGTCAAATAATTTCCACTTGCCACAATTACATCGCTGGCAAATGTAGCCTGCGTTTCAGAATCGGCAATGGTCACGGTGGCAAGTGTATCAACGCCCCCGCGTCTAACTGTAAAAGTGCGAGATTGGCCCGCCGAGGGAGCGGTGTTTAATAAAACACGAAACCTCCTCACGATAATGGCATAATCTACAAAAAACGATCTTGCCAAAGACTCCGTAGCATTGGGCGCTTGGCTTCCTTGCGCCACAAGATACTGCGTGCCGGATGTCGCCAGTCCCGAGCCTCCGGTTGACCCTTGAGACACTAGAGGAAAACCGTAATCCGCAACGGTTAGTGCGCCAGCTTTTGAAACCATTGTCACCGTGTTGGTTCCGGCCAAATTCATATCGGTTACGCTGTTGCCATTGGGGTCAATGGCATTACCAAAAACCATCGTGTTGTTGCACGACGACAACACATAGACGCCAATGTCAGATCCTGCGCCAGCTTGGAGATGGTTGTTAGTAATGGAGCACCGTTCGGATGAGCTGCCTATTTGAATTCCCGATGCTGTTGCACTAGTCGTATTAGCTCCCCAGTTTGTGATATGATTGCCGCTGATGCGACAACCATTGCAACTCTCCATAATAATGCCGTCGTCCGCAATGTTGGCCAGATAATTGCCGCATACTGAGACGTTTTCTGAATCAAGATCGGGGGAAAGCCCTCCGTTAGCCAAGCGAATCCCAAGCATGCCTTGCGATCCAGTAACCCCAATATCATGAATAATATTGGAGCTAATGACTATGTTAGTGCAACCAGTCACGTTGATTGCGCGACTTGTGCTGTCTCCAACAAGATTTTGAATAATGTTGCCGTGGACAATAGTTTGCTTTGTTCCAATGGCACTTTCAGCATCCGTAGCAGACGCATCATCAAGGACGATTCCGATGGCAAAGTCGGTTGACCCTCCAGCCCCAACACCGTCGATAAGGTTGTTGCAAACCGTAAGTGAATTGCCACGAATACAGAAAATAGCAACATCGGCAATGTTGCTGAAAAAGTTGTGACTGACATTTATCCGAGAAGAAAGCGTAGCGCCGTCGTTACCAATGTTTACGCCTCTGGCTCCTCCTTCAAAATAGCACTCCGTTACAAAGCTTTTTGTGCAGCCACGAAGGGCGACAAGGCTTTGTGCCGTCTTCCCGCCAGCAGTTGCGGAGTCTCCCACAAATCGAAGTTTAGTAATGCCAATATTGTTTTGGCTTTCGCCCTTTACAAAAAACGCATCTGTCGCTGTTTGCAAAACAGAGGCATAACCACTTCCGCAAAGCACAATGTTCGACGGGAGATTTAGCGTCGTGGCCCTATATGTTCCTACTGGGAAAAACACAACTTTAGCTGCGGTGTTTAGCGCCGCCTGTATCGCCGCCGTATCATCCGCCACGCCGTCGCCCACCGCGCCAAAGTCCTTCACGTTGACCGTGCCATTGATGCCATTCAGTCCCTTGGCCAGCTCGGCGCCGGTGGCGCGTTTGGTGATGCCGCCCTGCTGAATGATTAGTTCGTCGGCGGCGTTGACGGTTGTGGCGTCGGTTAGTTGGGGAATTGTTTTGGCCATAAGATTAAGAGGTGACGAGTGACTTGTGACGAGTGACGAGTTAGGAGATGTCTTTGCGGGGATGGGTCAGGACGTATGAGACGGTCTTGGCGTTGTTGCGTTTCATCTCGGACTCGACTGTGGCGATGAAGCCGTTCCAGTTGGCGCCGGGTGGCAGGGTCTGACAGCCTTCGCTGCCAGTAGTTTTGATTCCGCCGCGATGGATGTTGATGCCATACCATCCGGTCTCCTCGACGCCGCCGTCGCGCATGACGGTCACGGGTCCGGCTTGGACGAGTGCCTTGTAAGGGTTGCCGCGACTGATGCCGTGCTTGCCGATCTTGTAGCGGTAGACGCCGGGTTTCAGCGAAGCGTAGCCCTTGCCGTTGCTGGGATTGCGGCCGCTGCGGCTTGGGTCCACGTTTGCGTTGTAAGCGATGTGCGCGTTGGGCGAGACAAGGATGATGGCGTCGTCATAGATTCCGCGATCCTGCTTGCCCTTGGCGCCCATGCTGTCGCGGTAGTAGCCACGAATGCCGACCAAGCACACCGGATCGCTGACGTTGGCAGCCTTTAGCTGCTTCAGCGTCTCGTCGCGCTTTTGTTGTGGTCGGCTCTTGGGGATCACTTGGTCGGTTCTTTGACAGTCTTCGCGTCGAACGTGACGGTGGCCTGCTGCTTAATGAAGTCGTAGCCCACCGTCACGCAGCCAGCCGCAAGAGCAGCCCAAGACGCGGCGAGGATCGCAACTGCAATGAGTTTTGTGGCGCGGGCGCGGCTCATGGAGTCAGAGGCGGGTGTTGTTGTCTTTGGCGACGATCAAGCCCCAACCGGCGAGCAGGCTCGCGGCGATGAGGCCGAGGTCGGGGATGCTGCCGTTGGCGAGGAACTCGCGTCCGGCGGTGCTGAGACTTGCGATGATAGTGAGTGCTCCGAGGAGCGAGGTTTTCCAGTTTCTCATTTCTTTAGTTCTTTCTGCTTTTTCCGAATGTCGTGCAGGACGCTAATCAGCGTGGCCAGCCCGACCAAAATTCCTATAATTAGTCCGCCTATACGGAGGGTTGCTTCCAAGTGTGGCAGCATGCTGAACACTGAGGAGCCGATGGACGTGGCCGTGCCGATGACGCCTTTTTCCGTCGTGCTGAAATTGTGATGAAAATACGACAGGCTCATCGCGCGGCTCCTCAATGGTTTTACTTGCGGTAGGCGATGACCGTGCCGCTGTGCAGCTTGATGGCACTGAAGAAGCCGTCGAGGGTCGTTCCGGCCTTGATGAGCGCGGCGCTGGCCTCAGTGGCGTTCGCGGCGCCGGTCAGGTTGCCGGTGAGCGTGTGGAACTTGGTGTCGGTCATCACGTCGATGCTGGTGAAGTCGGCGTTGACTTGGGTTGTGTCGGCGATGCTGACGCTGCCGGACGTGCGGTTGGTGATGCGGGTATTAGGATGCATAGTTAGTATTGGTTGACGCGGGCGGTCCACATGCTGGGTTGGCCCTGTTGGAAATAATATTTGTCGCGCTGGGAGATCAGCTCGGACTCGGCCATCTGTTCCATGGCGAGTGCTTTGTCGAGCTGGCCGTCTTCGGTGAGGAGGTCGGAGGTCAGCATGAGGGCAACGGCTTTTGCGATGACGGCGGGCACTGTCGCGGTGAGGTTGCTTGCGGAGTATTCGGTCGGGCGGATGCGGAAGTTGACCCAGACGCTAGTTGGCAGGTCGGTGTCTTCGGGGAAGCGAATGGCATCTCCGAGGAGCGTATAGCCAATGGCGCGGGGCGCGGCGTGGGTTGCAGGGTTGTC